CAATGAGATTTAAAGTAGAAGGCGAAAATAGAGCAGCAACGGGATCTGGAGCAGCTTCATCAATTGAGGGGGCTACAGAAGTCCGCTGGTATAGTGATAGAGCATCTGGAGAAAATAGCACTATAAGTGTTACTAATGCGGCCGGCACTGTTATAGGCTCAATTAGAGTCAATGGTACCGAGACAGGTATCATAGTAAAAGCTGCAACCGATTTAATGTATTGTAGTAGCACTGCAATATTATTCTCACCAGTTAATACAAGAGTTAAGTAATTATGGAGGCAGCTATGCAGAGAGATGGCAGGCAATTATGGCTGGATGAAAGTATTGTCAATGCTTCAGCTTTTTTAGCTGCAATGGCATACGAAGAAAAGAAAAGAAATCTATCTGATAGAGAATCAGATATGAAACAGCTAGCTCTTGCTTTTATGTATCTATACAATGTAGTTCAAGAACAAGATCTACTCGGTAATGTAGATAGCTTTTTTCCCACCGAAACGATACATTAAATGATTGAAATTAGTAGGAAGGACATAGTAGATGACTACTTAATGGACTTTAATGAAGAACGTTTTATTAAACTCCCTATTGAGGGTTATATGGACTTATTAGGTATTAAGCCCAATACTACACAAACAGCAATTATCAATGCTATAAATAATCCTAAGTATAGGTTTATTTCAGCGGCAGTTGCTCGTAGACAGGGAAAAACTTATATAGCAAATATAATTGGTCAATTAGTATGCTTAGTTCCGGGATGTAATGTTTTACTTATGTCTCCTAATTATGCTCTTTCACAAATTTCCTTTGATTTACAAAGGAATCTTATCAAACACTTTGATTTAGAAGTTGTTAAAGACAATGCTAAAGACAAAGTAATTGAACTCTCAAATGGCTCAACCATACGAATGGGATCAATAAATCAAGTTGATTCTACGGTAGGTCGATCATATGATTTAATTATTTTTGACGAGGCTGCATTAGTAGACGGCAGAGATGCTTTCAATATAGCACTTCGTCCCACGTTAGATAAAGAAAATTCAAAAGCACTGTTTATTTCAACTCCTAGGGGAAGAAATAATTGGTTTTCTGAATTTTGGAGTAGAGGGTTTAGTGATGATTATTCCGAGTGGGCTTCCATTAGAGCGACTTATCATGAGAATCCTAGAATTTCTGAAGAAGATATTGCCGAAGCCAAAAAAACAATGTCAGAAGCTGAATTTAATCAGGAATATTTAGCCGATTTTAATACTTATGAAGGACAGGTTTGGGGCTTTGATTTAGCAAAGTGTCAACAAGATCTTTCAGAGATAGAAACAGCGGGAATGGATATATTCGCAGGAATGGATGTTGGTTTTAAAGATCCAACAGCTTTTTGTGTAATAGGATATGATTGGGACAAGGAAGCTTTTTATCTATTGGATGAATACTTTGATTCTGAAAAGACTACAGAAGAACATGCTGCAAAAATTAGAGATAAAATACATAAATGGAATATTGATTATATTTTCATTGATTCAGCAGCACAGCAGACAAGATTTGATCTCGCACAAAATTACGATATTAGTACTATAAATGCAAAGAAATCCGTCCTTGATGGAATAGGTTACGTTGCAGGAATTGTAGAAAATGATAAATTAATAGTTGATCAAAAATGTAAAGAAACTCTGATCTGTTTAGATCAATACCAGTGGGATCCAAATCCTAACTTATTAAGAGAGAAACCGAAACATAACCATGCGTCGCATATGGCTGATGCATTAAGATACGCGTTGTACTCGTTCGAAACAAGTGCTACTACCTTTTAGTAACCCACTACCCGAAAATAGTTCTTGACATTGTTCCCAAAATTTAGTATAATTTAAAGAGTAGTAAAAGTTATGACATTAAAAAGAGATCTCGTAAAGTACGTTAGGGATAAGGCTAAGTCGAAATATAAGAAAGAAACGAATTGTTATATCTGTGGCTCCATAGAGAATTTAGATTTTCATCACTTCAACGGATTAACAGAGTTGTTAGAATCGTGGCTGAGAAAAAAGAAAATTCAAATTACAGAGGAGAAGGATATATTAATCCTTCGAGAGCAATTTATTGCTGAACACATAGTAGAACTTTATGATGAAGCTGTTACTCTATGTCATGAGCATCATTTAAAATTACACTCCATCTATGGTAAAAGACCAAGATTAATAACAGCAAAGAAACAAGTAAGATGGGTTGGAATACAGAGAAATAAACATGGCATGGTATGATAGACTTATTGGTAGAACAGCTACCGTAACACAACTAGAGGATGAGGAGAAAAACAATCCTTCTCAGTATCTTATTGCTCGTGATGAGGGCTTTGATATTGGATCTCGTGAAGTTGTAACTAATTATAGAGATGCTTATGAACAATTAGAGGTTGTAAACCGCGCGGTTAACATGATAGTGGACGACGTTGCGGACATACCTTTTGATGTAGGTGAGCCGATAAAGGGAATGGAAAGTGTTATTAAGAATATTCGAAAAACAAGAGTCGAATTACTACTTAATAGACAACCCAACCCTTTTCAAGATGTAAATTCTTTTTGGCGAAATTTAATCATTGATTTACTAATAGATGGTAATATTTTTGTTTATTTTGACGGAGCACATTTATATCATTTACCCGCAGAGCATGTTACGATAGAAACTGATGAAAAACAGTATATTGCTAAATTTACTTATGATCATAGTATCGACTATTCTCCAAAAGAAATTATTCATGTAAAAGAAAATAGTTTCAACTCTATTTATAGAGGAGTTCCTAGATTAAAACCAGCATGGAGAACCATGCAGTTACTAGGTTCAATGAGACGATTTCAAGATAACTTTTTTAAGAATGGGGCAGTGCCCGGATTAGTACTTAAGTCACCTAATACTCTTTCAGAAAAAATTAAAGAAAGAATGTTACAGGCTTGGGTTGCTAGATATAATCCACAATCTGGGGGTCGCAGACCTCTATTTTTAGATGGTGGATTAGAAGTTGAAAATTTGACGGAAATTAATTTTAAGGATTTAGACTTTCAAGAGGGCATTAAGTCCAATGAAAAGATAATCCTAGAAGCGATGGGTATACCACCCATCCTATTGGACGGTGGTAATAATGCGAATATTCGACCTAATCACCGATTATATTACTTAGAAACCATACTTCCTATTGTAAGAAAAATAGGATATGCTTTCGAGAGGTTCTTCGGTTTTAAACTAGATGAAGATGTTTCAGGAGTTCCTGCTCTTCAACCAGAACTACGCGATCAGGCCGCTTATTATGCCTCACTTGTGAATACGGGAATATTAACACCGAACGAAGCAAGGGAAGCACTTAGGTTTGAAAAGATTGACGGATTCGATACACCGCGAGTTCCTGCGAATATTGCAGGTTCAGCCGCGAATCCAGAGGAAGGTGGGAGACCAGAGGAAAACTCACCCATTGAGGAATAATTATGACAAAAAATATGATGCTAAAGGCTTTATCAGAATTTGTCGCCAGCAAAGGTGTTGAACATATGACACTAGCGGAATATAAAGCAGGTGGAACTGAGGTTCCTGTGAGAGATTATCTACTTCGTAGAAAATTTGGATCTTGGAACAGAGTTATGGCTGCTGCAAAATTTCGCTTCCCTATTGTTCTTCCAGAGCCGGCGCCAGTACCAAAAGCAGCGCCTAAGGCAGTAAAAAAGGAGGCTTAGGTTATGTCTGAAAAGATTTTTCATTGGACTAATACGTTCAAAACACTAGGCGAAGCTGATGATGGTGGACTTGATATCAAAGGATCAGCAAGTACCAACTCATTAGACAGAGCTGGAGACATAATTGAATCAAGTGCTTGGACAAAAGGTGGATTAGAGAATTATAAGAATAATCCAATCCTTTTATTCAATCACAATTATGATCGACCTATTGGTCGTACAAAAGAATTACACGTCAGCGATGATGGCTTAGAAATTACCTGTAGGATATCTAAGGCAGCTGGCGATATTAAAGATCTTATTAAAGATGGTGTCCTTGGAGCTTTTTCTGTTGGTTTCAAAGTCAAGGACGCTGATTACATTAATGAAACTGACGGATATAAGATAAAGGACGCTGAACTGTTCGAAGTGTCTGTTGTATCGGTTCCTTGTAACCAGAATGCAGTCTTCTCTATTGCCAAATCATTTGACAGCATAGAAGAGTACAACACGTTCAAAAAAGACTTTATTAAAGAGACTTACTCAGTCGACGCTAACGCAGAGATTGAGCAGTCAAGCAAGGCGAGAGCCGACAAAACGGAGACTAAAATGTCAGAAGATACAAAAACTCCTGAACCTAGCCCTGAGTTCGACCTTGAGAAGTATGCGAAAGCTGCTGCAGAAAAAGCAGTTGCAGCTTACGCTATGAAACAAGCCGAGCAGAAAGCAGCAGAAGAAAAAGCAGCAGTAGAAGTAGCCCAAAAGGCCGCAGATGCTGAAGCCGAACAGACAGCCGCTAAAGACGCTAGAATAGAGGATCAGAAGAGCATTGTTACAGCCGTAACAACTGGAGCTGCTGAACTAGTCAAGGACATCGAAGAGCGCGTAAATGTTAAGCATGAAGATCTAGAACAAGTAGTTAAAGAACTTCAATCAGAGCTTGCAGAACGTTCAGAAGAAATTATGAACATGCGCGAATCTAAGAGAATTTTCCAAGACAGACGCGGAGAAGGCGATTGGCGTAAAGCTTTTGCTGACGACGTGACTGACGCGAAAATCCTAGGTCTAGCGACTGGCAGAGGTTATGATACTAATTATGCCAAATCTGTATTTGAAAAAATTAACGCCCATTCAGGTGTTGGTGTTTCGAGTGCTGATTTCGAGCAAACTGTGTCTACGAATATCGAACGAGATATTCAGAACGCACTAGTATTGGCACCTCTATTTAGAGAGATCCCGCTGACTGCAGCAAATATGATAATCCCTATCCTACCAGATAGTGGTTACGCAGAATTTACTGTTAATCAGGCAGCAACTGGATCATCTCCACATGGTAACCTAGCACAGACAGGCGATACTTATGGATCACCTTTCGGTGGAGTAGACCTAGTCGAGAAAACTCTCTCAACCAAAAAATTGATTTCACAATCATACTTGGGTAATGAAACAGAAGAAGATGCAATTTTGCCTATTCTTCCGCTAATTAGAGAGTCAATCGTTAGATCACATGCTAAAGGTATTGAAAATGCTATCCTATTAGGAAATCATTCTACTGGTGTTTATACATCAGGAACGTTTGATGGACTAATTAAGATGGCATCAGATGACAGTGACCAAACTCAGTCAACCACAGCGGTTGCTACTGATACTGTTACTGCAGCTGAACTCTTAAGTTTGAGAAAAAATATGGGTAAATATGGCGTTAATCCTAACGACGTAATTTACATCGTATCTCAAGCAGTATACTTCCAGTTACTGGAAGATGCTGAGTTCCAAGATGCTAACTTAGTAGGTGATATGGCAACCAAACTCAATGGTGAAATTGGACAGGTATTCGGATCAAAGATTTTGATGTGTGATGAATTCCCTGCTCAAGCAGCTAACGGTTATGGTGTCATAGCAGTTTACGCTAGAAACTATGTGGTGCCTAGGCTACGTGGTGTGACTTTAGAGTCAGATTACGAAGTGGCAAACCAGCGCAGAGTACTTGTTGCTTCACAAAGAATTGGATTCGACGATTTAATCGCGGGTGCAACTTCCAAGTGGGCTTACAAATACAAAGCTAGTTAATAGTTAAGATTTTGTGGTGGGGGGCAACCCCCACTGCAATATTTGAGAAAATTATGGCAGATTTGATAACAGTTTATGAATATAAAGATGCTGAGGGTATACGAGGCGAAACAGAAGACGATCGTCTAGGCGTTATTGTCCCTCAAGTGAGTGATCTTGTTAAAAAATACTGTGGAACGTC